AAGAAGGTCTCCGTCCGCCTCGTGGCGGAGGGCGGACGTCGCGTGCGCGCCGAACTGGAGGGCGTGGGCGAGGCCGGGGCGAAGGGCCTCGGCCGCCTGTCGCGCGAGATGGAACTCGCGAACACCCGGCTGGCCGCTTTCGCGCGCCGTGCAGGTCTTGCCCTCGGGGCCGCTGCGGCGGCCGCGACAGCCTCGCTCGGTCTGATCGTCCGATCCACGGCCGAGAGTGCCGCGCAGATCCGGCAGTTCGCGCAGGTCGCCAATGCCACGCCCGAAGCCCTGCAGCGCTGGTCGGCCGGGGCGCGGACTGTGGGTATCGAGCAGGAGAAGCTGGCCGACATCCTGAAGGACGTGAACGACCGGGTCGGGGACTTTCTCCAGACCGGCGGCGGTCCGATGGCGGATTTCTTCGAGAAAGTGGCCCCGCGCGTGGGCGTCACGGCCGACCAGTTCGCGCGCCTTTCCGGCCCCGAGGCGCTGAAACTTTATGTCGATACCCTCGAACGCGCGGGTCTGAGCCAGCAGGAGATGACCTTCTATCTCGAGGCCATGGCCTCGGACGCGACCCGCCTCCTGCCCCTCCTGCGGAACGGCGGGGCAGAGATGGCACGACTGGGTGACCAGGCTTCCGATCTCGGTGCGGTTCTGGACAGCGATGCGCTGGAAGCCCTGCGCCGCACGCAGCTGGCGCTGGGCACCGTATCGCTGGTCTTCGACGGGTTGCGCAACCGCATCGCCGTCGCCGTGGCCCCGACCATCGAGGCGCTGGCCAATGCCTTCGTCGCTCTGGCCTCCGATGGCGGGATCCTGCGCTCGGCCATCGACACGCTGATCGGAAATCTCGGCCGTCTCGCCACCTATGCCGCAACCTTCGCCGCCGTCATGGCCGGGCGCTGGGTCGCGGGAATGGCGGCCGCTGCCCTGTCTGTGCGCGGCCTCGCGACGGCGCTCGTGTTCCTGCGAGGCGCCTTGATCCGCACCGGCATCGGCGCGCTAATCGTCGGCGCGGGCGAGCTGGTCTACCAGTTCTCGCAACTCGTCACCCGGGTCGGCGGCGTGGGCGAAGCGTTCCGGCTGCTTGGCGATCTGGCTCGCGAGGTCTGGTCGCGCATCGGCCTGGCGCTGGACGCGGCCCTCGCGCGGATGGCGGCCGGATGGGAGGGGCTGAAGGCGGCCGGTCTCTCGGCGCTTGAGGGCACCATCGCGGGTGTCGTCAGCTTCGGCGACCGGACGGCGGCGATCTTCCAGGGCGCCTATGACGCCGCAGTGGCGATCTGGGGCAGTCTGCCCGGTGCCATCGGCGACTTCGCATTTCAGGCCGCAAACGGGCTGATCTCCGGCGTCGAGGCGATGTTGAACGGCGTGGTCACCCGCATCAACAGGTTCATCGAGACGCTGAACGCAGCCCTCGCGCTGCTGCCCGAATGGGCCACCGGCGAAGGTGGCGTGCGGATCGGCATCCTCGCCCCGGTGGAACTGGGGCGTATCGGCAATCCCTTCGAAGGCGCGGCAACGGCCGCAGGGGCTGCTGCGGCGGACGCCTTTTCTGCCGCGCTGTCGCGGACCTATCTCGAACCGCCCGATCTTGGTCTCGGCGCAATGGCTGAGGATGCCCGCGCCCGGGCCGATGGCTATCGCGAAGCAGCCGGGATGCTGGCTGATGCCGCCGGTCGGCCGCTCGCCAGTTGGCAGGCGCTGAAGGATGCAGTGACTGGCACGGGGACCGAGGCAGAGACTGCGCTGGCGGATGCGGCTGGCGCGGCCGATGCCCTGACAGCCGGTCTGAACGACACCGCCACCGCCGCCGATGGTGCTGGCGGTGCCGCGCGCGAGGCCGGAGCTGCGGCGGCCGAGGGTGTGGACACGGCCCTCACTGGCTGGCAAGCCGTCACGGCGGCGCTCGCCGACTATGCCGCCAAGGCGCGCGACATCGGCGGGGACATTGGCAGCGCACTGGTGGGCGCCTTCCAGAGCGCCGAGAACGCCATCGGTGACTTCGTGAAGACCGGCAAGCTCGACTTCCGCGATCTGGTCACGTCGATGATCGCTGATCTCGCCAAGCTCGCCGCCCGCCGCTTCATCCTCGGTCCCATCGCAAACGCCCTTTCCGGAGCGCTGGGCGGCGCGGGCGGGATCTTCGCCAACATCCTGCATGCGGGCGGGATGGTCGGTGCCCCTGGTCCCGGACGCATGGTCCCGGCGCTGGCCTTTGCGGGTGCCCCGCGCATGCACAACGGCGGCTGGGCCGGGCTGCGACCTGACGAGGTGCCAGCGATCCTTCAGCGCGGGGAGCGGGTGCTCTCGCGACGGGAAGCGGCAGGCTACGGCCAGGCCAGCGCCCCGACTGTCAACGTCACGATCAACGCTCGTGACGCCGAGAGCTTCCGCCAGTCCCGGACGCAGGTCGCGAGCGACATCGCCCGCGCCGTGTCGCTGGGCCGGAGGGGCATGTGAGTGCGACCCCGCAAATGGGAACCGGTTGCGGGGGCCAGAGCACGAACCATGGAGAAACTTGATGGCGTTTCACGAGGTCCGCTTTCCGGACAACATCAGCCGCGGAGCGCGGGGCGGCCCCGAGCGGCGCACCCAGATCGTCGAACTGGCGAGCGGGGCCGAGGAGCGCAACGCCAGTTGGGCCAACAGCCGCCGCCGTTATGACGTGGCCTATGGCATCCGCCGCGCCGACGATCTGGCGGCGGTGGTTGCCTTCTTCGAGGCGAGGAACGGCCGCCTCCACGGCTTTCGTTTCAAGGATTGGGCCGACTTCAAGTCCTGCCTGCCGTCGCAGACGCCGGGGCCAGGCGATCAGCCGATCGGCACCGGGAACGGGGCGGCCACTCTGTTCCAGCTCACCAAACGCTACACCTCCGGCGCGCAGTCCTGGACGCGGGCCATCACCAAGCCCGTTGCCGGAACCGTGACCATCGCTCTGAACGGCACACCCCAAGCCTCCGGCTGGTCGGTCTCCACGACCTCCGGCCTTATCACCTTCACCACCGCCCCGGCCGCGGGCGTGGCCATCACCGCGGGCTTCGAATTCGACGTCCCCGTCCGCTTCGACACCGACGCCCTCGACGTCACTCTCGATCTCGAACGCCTCGGGTCGATCACCTCGATCCCCCTCGTGGAAATCCGCACATGAAGTCCCTGAACCCCGCGCTGCAGACCCATCTCAACGAGGGCACGACCACGCTTTCCTGGTGCTGGCGCATCACCCGAGCCGATGGCGTGACCTTTGGCTTCACGGACCACGACCGCACGCTGTCGTTCGACGGGACCGAGTTCGAACCGGAAAGCGGCCTGACCGCCTCCGAGATCCGGTCGGGCTCCGATCTGTCCGTCGATGCGCAGGACGCCCAAGGCGTGTTGTCCTCGGACCGGATCACCGAAACCGACATCCTTGATGGCCGTTGGGACAATGCGGCGGTCGAGGTCTGGCGGGTGAACTGGGCGAGCCCCGCGCAGCGCGTACTCCTGCGCCGCGGGGCCATCGGCCAGATCCGGCGCGGGCGGCTAGCCTTCGTGGCAGAGGTGCGCAGCCTTGCCCATGTCCTCGGCCAGACCGTGGGGCGGACGTTTCAGGCGAGTTGCGATGCCGCGCTGGGCGACGCGCGCTGCGGTGTGAACCTCGAGGCCACAGCTTTCAAGGGCGTCGGTGCGGTCGTCGATGTGCTGCGTGACCGGGCGTTCACCGCCAGCGGCCTCGGCACTTTCGAGGCTGGCTGGTTCACCTTTGGGCTGGTCGAGTGGACCAGCGGCGCGAATGCCGTGCGACGGGTCGAGGTGCTGTCGCATGACCTCGTCGACGGGGTGACGATCCTGACCCTGCTCGAGGCGCCGGTGCGCCCAATCACGGCGACGGATGCCTTCGTGGTCCGGGCGGGTTGCGACAAGCGGATCGCGACCTGCGGGACGAAGTTCGCCAATGTCGCCAACTTCCGGGGATTCCCGCACATCCCCGGGCAGGACGCGGTCCTGCGCTACGCGACGAAAGACGGCGGCCATGAGGGGGCGGTGCTGTGAGGGCCGCCGATCCCGCGCGCGTCATTGCCGCAGCCCGAATCTGGCTTGGCACGCCTTATCACGACCAGGCCAGCCTGCGCGGGGTCGGCTGCGATTGTCTCGGCCTGGCACGGGGCGTCTGGCGCGAGGTCGTCGGCCCGGAGCCGTTCCCGATCCCGCCCTACAGCCGCGACTGGGGCGAGACCGGGCCGCGCGAGGTGCTGGCCGATGGGGCGCGGGCGATGATGCCCGAGATCGCACCGGCCGATGCGCCACCCAGCGCGCTGATCCTGTTCCGCATGATGCCCCGCGCCATCGCCAAGCATGTGGGCATCCTCACCGGCCCCGACACCTTTTTGCACGCTTACGAGCGGCTCGGCGTCATCGAGGAACTGCTGACCCCCGCGTGGCGCCACCGCATCGCCTTCGCCTTCCTGTTTCCCGCACGTTGACCCCTACAATCTCGAGATTTGCAGATGGCCACGCTTGTCCTCGGCGCTGTCGGCTCCACCATCGGCGGGGCCTTTGGCGGCGCGATCCTCGGCTTCTCTGGCGCTGCCATCGGTGGCTTCATCGGCTCGACCATCGGGTCAGTGGTCGACAGCTGGATCGTGTCCTCGCTGGCCCCAGCGCAGAAGATCGAGGGCCAGCGCCTCGACAGCTTGCGCATCACCTCGGCCACTGAAGGCGCGATCATCCCGCGCCTCTACGGCCGGATGCGCATCGGCGGCAACATCATCTGGGCCACCGACTTCCGCGAGGAGACCAGGACCACCACCCAAGGAGGCGGCAAGGGCGGTGGCGGCGGCCGGGTCCAGACCACCGAATACCTCTACTACGCCAGCTTTGCGGTCGCCCTCTGCGAAGGTCCGATCACCGGCATCGGCCGCATCTGGGCCGACGGCAAGCCGCTGGACATGACCGGCATCACCTGGCGCCGGTATCCCGGCAACGAGACCCAGACGCCCGACCTGTTCATCACGGCAAAGATGGGGGCGGCCAACACCCCGGCCTATCGCGGCACCGCCTATGTCGTCTTCGAGGAACTGGCGCTTTCCACCTATGGCAACCGCCTGCCGCAGTTGTCGTTCGAGGTCTTCCGCCCG